CTAGTATTTATTGTCCGGTTGGGTTCCCAACTCCATCGCCTGGTTCCCAGAAATCATATGCCATCGTCACTGTAAACTCAGCAAAGGTGTCCGTCATGTCATATGACATATCAATTGGCGAAATATCTATTGGAAAACAGTGTCTAAGTACATGAGATTGTGTGTGTCCGCTATCGGAATCATTTGATACGGAATTTACCACATCTCCATGATAAACTATCCAATCTGATGTTAAACTATAATCTAATATATGCGATTCACGATGATTCATCAAATTTATCCACGTTTCAAATGTTTGTTTTAACACCTGACCGGGGGTGGATGAATCATATATTTGAATCGACCAATCCGCATATGTTCTTTCACCAGAAAATTTAACAATTCTGCCCTGCCAAGCGACGGGTATTACACCTATGCTAGATCCGGGTAATGATGTCGCTTTGCAATAAACATCAAATCTTGAAGTAATATCTGATGCTGGTTGATTGCTTACATTTTGTGTAGTCACTGCTGCCGGAAAAGAACCAGAAATTTTAAATCTATTTGGTCTTGTTCCGAAAAAATTGTGTCTAAAGTCTCTTATTCCTGTTGCCATTTTTGTTCTCCCTTATGTTTGTGCTAAATCTTTATAATCAATCATAGTGGACTTGACAAATTCTTGTTTGTGAATGTCAGTCTTACATAATTGATTGCGGTTACTGGTTTGACCAAGATATCAGCAACGAATATTCTTTGTTGAATCAAATCGGGGGTGTTATTCGAAGAATCACAAATGATCTTATAATCACTTACTCCTCTTTGGCCTTTGATTTGGTTCAATGCACTATCCGCAGCAAGACGGAATCTTGCTCTGGTGTTTTCATCATTTTGCTCAAAGAGTATTGCTCTTGCGACAGGAGACAATAGTTTTCTGAGGAAGATGAATAGTCTAGAAACATTGATTCTAGAAAGAGTAGATGTGTCTGAAGCTCCGGTCTTGTCACCAAACAATATGGTTCCTTCGCCTGGGAATGTAACTACTGGATTAATTCCGGCATCAAACGCTGTATCTTGTGCTGCATCTGTTAGATTTTGTTCTATACGAACAACATTTAGAATTCTACCGCGGATTCTGCCGGCAGGGGAGAACCAAGGATAGAAGTCTCTGTCGGTTCTAGCAATGCATCCTGCAACATCGGCAGATACGTTTGTTCTGATCAAATTTCCGGCGGTATCAAAATGTAACTTATGACCCCATGTGTGGACATATTTGTCTGTTCTATAGTTTGCGTTTGCTCCACCAATTGCGGTGGGAACTGCATCACCTGTTCCACATAGAACACCAATTGCAGAGAAATCTGTGCTAGACTTTGCATCAATAACAGTTCCGACATCAATAATGTGGTTATCTGAGGTGCCACCGTGGAACATAACATCAAAATCTATTTCATTTGGTTGTAAAGATGTATAAACATTTACTGTATTTGCAGATGCTCCAGTACCACCAACATAGCAAGAAGCGCCATATTGCAAGAAATTATGAACCGCCCACCATTCTTGTTGCCATGAACCAGCAGTAGCATTTGCTGCGGAAATAAATGCAGCTGCAGATGGGCCGATAGAAGCAGTCAATGTTGCTCCTGTCATGCTAACTGGGGCCGCGGCATTTGTATTATAAGTATAATTTCTTAACCGGGTAAACCAGTCATTTATATCGTTTGTAAATAAATAACCTTGTTGTCTTTCTGTAGTTACGCCCATTCGGGTCAAAAGACCGTTGCGAGAAACTAATGCTCCTACTGCTGGTCCTAAAACCTCTCCAAATGGAGGTGAAAGTGATTCGTCTACTATTCTTACTGTAACATTTGGTCTTGCCATTTTATCTTCTCCTTGATAAAGTAATATATGTCAGTGATATGTATTGTTTTTTATATTTTCATGTAAACCAGTGTTTCATATCTATAGGTGCGTCGAATTCCACTTTTTTCAGTGGTTTATCGCTTAAGATCCAATAATCTTCGCCTATTTTTTCTGCTTTTTCTGGATCTTGTCCGCCATCATCAAAAAATCCAAAAGGCATAATTTCTGATTCTATTTTTTCTATTTCGTGTTTATACATGTCCAAACGAATATCCAGATCTGTCAAATTTTTGAAAAAATCTTGTCTGGTTGCCCATGCAAAGAAAACAAGGCACATTACTAAATCGTCATTATGTCCGTCGTCTGCTTCGAAACTTGTTCGTTTGGCAATAAAGGTTGTGAGCTCGTCTATTATATCTATATCTTCAATTATTAATTTATCTTGCTCAATCAGATTCTTTAAAACCGAGCATCCTAGTTTTTTAACAAGAGTAGTGGTTCGAACGCCCATTTGTTGGTTTCGGTTTCCATACTCAGTAATAATTTGACCTTTTCTGCCTAAAACATTAACTTTGATTAAATTTTCATATTCGAGATCAGTATGTAAAATATCTGCGACTTGACCACCTATATCATTAACCTCGACTAAGCAATAGGCATCATTATACTTTTTACCAATTGATCGGACTATAGATGGTAACACCAAGGGGGATGTTATATTATTTCGATACTTAGCGACAATTTTATATGGAGTTTGAGTAACATCCAATACTACCACTGCACTATAATCCTTTCCCTGTCCCCGTGATGTATCCACGGTCATGAAATAGACATGATCTTTTTTAACATCCTCTTCGTCGTTTTCTTTTCTTACGGGTTCTTCGTAAATCCAGAAACCGTCTTTATTTCTCACGAGTGGTTGTTTCCAATACATGGAATTCAATTTAGCTGAAGATATCAGCGTATTGCTTGAACCAATAAAATCACATTCGAACTCCTGCTGGAACTGTCTATCCGATGTGTTTTGAATTGTTTTTTGTTTCCATGCTTCATTTCTCAGAGGACCACCCGGATATTCTGGAACCTGGCTCCAATGTACATCTATTGCTTTGTATTCGTTTTTATTATTAATAGCACCCTTCCAGAATTGATAAAACATATTCAATCCGTTTGGTGTTGAAATAATAATAACCTGAGTTGTTTGACCAGAGGTTACTGTTGGATATACGGAACTAAAGAATTCTTCGGATACATTTGTAGGAACGTGAGCAAACTCGTCCAGTAGAATAATGTTATAAGAACCACCACGCACCGCACTTGAACTTGTTGCGGCGGCGATTATTCTTGATCCGTTCTCTAATTGAATAGAATGTTTATTCCATTCTACTATTCCCTGCTGTAACCATAATGGCAAATATTCATATGCCATTTTAATTCTTGCTAAAACTTCTCTTGCAGCAGATTGCTTGTTTGCAAGAATTGCGATATTCATATTTTGATTGAATAATGCTTTTTGTAGCAAGTATCCAGGACCTACAGTTGTGGTCTTTCCTGACTGTCTTGGTAATTTACAAATAACATGTCTATTATTCCAAAGAGTATTAATTATTGTTTCTTGATAATCATACAAATTAAATGGAACGATACCGGAGTCTAGTGACACTACTTTGATATAAGTTTTAGCAAAATGTATAGGATCGTTGGCGCATTTTAAATATTCCTCTACCTGTTCTTTGGTAAAGTCTATTTTAACACCAACTGGTTTTAAATTGCTGTTTCCTAAGTAACCTTTTCTGTTATATTTAACCGGCATCGTCTTCGCTTTCTGCATCAATTAAATTTTCACCTGATTTAAATTGACTTCTTGATTTATTTAACAAATTCTGTAGGTCGGTAGTAGAACCGACATATATTGAATTGTTTGTTGTATTTTTAATAGAAACTTTATCTTTATCTGCCTCATTTGCTTTTGTGTGCAGATCTAGAAGATCCTTGTTCATCTCACTGAGTGTTTTTAGAAGGGTCGCAGCGACCTCATACGCTCTTGGAGAGTCACCTGCGGTCGCAACCCGCATAATTCCATCTACCGCGTCCATACCCGTTCCTATCAATTCCTTGATACCATCTCGGGCAGAATCAAAATCTGTATTAAGTAATTGCTCTCTTCTTTCGCGTTTTAATTGCGACAATTGTTTTTTATCAACTATGGCTTCTTTTGGAGAATCCGTAGGTTCATATTTTATTTCAAGTGCTTTTGATATTTTTTCTTCAGACATAATTTAAACCTCATATTACAGAAGACCCATCTGTCATTGTGACGCTTCCAGTTGCGGCATTTCCTGTCCAACCAAAGTCCGTAATAAAATTGGATGGAGAGGCAGTAGAACCCAAGAAAGAATCGAAGAAATTGACTTCGGATGTTTCGATAGAAACTGGCGTTCTTTGTTTGATTTGTCCATACACATATGTTTTTGCTGTAAAATCAAATACAGATGTTATCAATCTTCTTGTAGAAAAATCGCCTTCAAAATCTTCATTTGTTGCGACAGAGTTCAAAACAAAAGGAACATCAACTTTACTGGACAAAGGATTCATATTTAAACTTACCGTAAAATCTGGAGCAAAGTTTGGCAATATTTGCTCTACTATTTGTAAGGTGTCTGTTACATTTCTTGTGAACAGATATAAGTTAAAATTGATGTTGTAGGGAACTTCAGACCACATGGAATACTCTGTTCCATTAATTTGTTTTGCAATGTTTTTTAGTTTATTTACTTTTCTTGTTGGGTCATACAGATATGTTGTTATATCAAATCCCAATCTAGGAAGAGTTATCTGCACATGCTGATTGTCTGTTATTGTGTTATCTTCTCTTAGTTTTCGTAAAAACTTTTCCTTGGGTCCGTAAGTTATTGGAACTCTTACCTTTTCTGTAACATTATTAGATTCATCGAATTTGGAAAGATATATTTCGTTAAATAGCGATCCAAACGCTAAAACTAATTTTCTTACACTTTCGTTATAATAACTTGAGTCAATTCCAAACATTAGTATTTACCTTCCGAGAATGGATCTTTATCTGTAAAGTCGAATAGCGATCCACTTGTATTTTTATACTGAATCACATCATTATCTAGATTTGGTGATATTGTATTTTGTGGATCTTTCTGTACTATAATATTTGTTGCAGTAACACCAATTACAGAGAACTCTGCGTTTGAATATGCACCCTTTATAGATTGATCTCCGGTGAGGAATGTACCAGAAACATTTCCAAGATAAAGTATGTCATAAGTGACACCATCTTGTTGTTCTATAAGAGTTGCAGTTGCAGTTGCATCTGCAAGCGTCGATCCTGCACCACATATACCAGCGACTTGATATAATATTTCGCCTGCTGTATAGTATCCAACAACCGGATCATTTGCAGTAACACCAATGAACATCTTAAGGGCGTACTCTTTCTTATCGCTTTCAATTGTATCGATGTCTGTAATTCCTGTACTGATTTCTTCGTTGCTATAAGTAAACAGTTCACATTCAAGAGTATATGTCGTGAGTGCTCCAAATTGATAAAACGGATCTCTTTTGTTTACATGGTTAATTTCAAATAAAGAACCGCTAAGTGAAAAATAAACTAAATCACCTACTCTTGGATAAACAATGTCGGAATCCTTTGTTGTTACTTCTTGTTCGAATCTAGTCCGTGATAATATAAGAGTAACGCGATCTGTAATGTTTATTCCAAATTTACTAATTACATCTGCCTGTCCATCAAACTGCATAACATTCTTTATGTACATCTCAATTGTATATGCATCCGTGAATTTATTTTGTATATCTTCGCCAAATAATTCATCAATGTTTACATAGTTTCTTGGTATGTAAATCATGTCTCTGCCCATAGAACGAATAGTTTCGATGGTTAAATCGTTTACTAATCGCTGCTCGGCAGTACTATCACGGAAAAAAGGATTTGTTGCCATTTAATTATCCTACCATAAAATCTATAGGCAATTCAT